GAAATGCAGTCTCGACCACCTTTTATGGCTTCTTGTTGGCCTAAATTGAATAAGTTGATTGGTGGTTTTCGACCTTCAGGTTTCTATGTGATTGCTGGTCGGCCTGGTGAAGGTAAAACTATTATTGCTTTGCAGTCTGCTTTTGAGCTGGCTAAACAGGGTAAGCATGTTTTGTATTTTAGTTTGGAGATGCCTGCTTTGCAGCTGCAACATAGGTTGTTGGCTCAGACCTTGAACATTGATTATTCGAAGATTGCTAATGATGACCTTGATTTTCAGGTTACTGACATTGTTGATGGTGATCTGTATGAGATGTCTGCCAGGCAACAGGTCGCTAATGCTTCTTCTGTTTTGGGTAATAATCTTGGTGTGATTGCTTCTGGAAGGTTGACTCCTAACATGGTCAGGGCATACATTTCGGCTGCATCTAAGTCGCGACCGGTTGACGCTGTTTTTATAGATTATTTGGGTTTGATGCAGGATGATGTTGAGCATAGGGATAAGACTGCAAAGATTGGTGCTATTTCTGGCACTTTGAAACAGTTGGCTTTGGAGTTAAATATTCCTTTTGTTGTTGCAGTTCAGTTGGGTAGGGAGATTGAGAATCGACCTAAGGGCAGGCCACAGTTAAGTGATTTGCGTGATTCTGGAAGTATTGAGCAGGATGCTGATGTTGTTTTGATGATTAAACGTAATCACAGGGATACTGATGATAAGGATGCTCAGGGAACTCAGCTGATGTTAATTGTCGCTAAGAATCGTCATGGTCAGACTGGAGCAGTGTTTTTTGTTGCTCAGGACAGAATTAGCAAAATTGTGCAAGAATAATTTGATGCAAGATAATCAGGTTGAGTGTTGTAAGTGTGGGTTTCGGTGGGCTGTGAACGCTGAGAAGCGTGGCAGGAAAGACTTATTATGTATCAGCTGTCGGGTGAAGCCTGCTACTACGATTCAGTATGGGAAGTTGCGTTGTAATCCACATCAAGGAAAACTAGATCATAACTTGAACCCTATCGATGAGCAAGGTTTGTTGCTGTTACCAGGTGAAAGAATCTGCACTCACAGGGACTGCATAAATCCTGCACATGTTGTCGGTGACTAGCATTATGCTTTAGAATGCAACAAATAAACAAGAATATGTGGCAACACATACTTACGCAAATAAAACAAGGAGAACATAAATGGCTGTTGTAAAAGTTTCAGGTAAAGTATCAAAAGTTTTCGGTGCATCATCACAAGGTCTATCACTTGTTGAGTCTTACAAGTCTGCTACAGGTGAAGATTACACAAGAACTTGGACTGTCTGGTTTGCTGTGTCACATGATCTGCAGCTTGACACTGAAGTTACAGTGTTTGGACAGTTGTCGGTCAAGATTGAAGACTTTGAAGATAAGACTGGTAAGCCTGGTCGTAAAGTAAAGTTGGACATCAATAACGCTCAGATAGATGCTGTCAAACCTGCTGTTGCACCTGTAGTATCTGCACCCTTCTAAATGAAGACGTGGGTTGTAGGTTTTGTTTTGGGTAGCCTACTGCTCACTAATTCGCTGTTTCTAGATCAACCCCTATCAGCTGTAAATCTGTTGGTAGGGGTTTTTCTGTATCTAGTTATCCTGGTGAATGAGTATGGCAAGAAATAGTTTTAGTTTTACTGTGTTTGGGTTTGAACCTAGGCCACAGGGTAGCAAGAAGTATGTGGGGACAAGAAGAACTGCTGCAGGTGCAAACATTCCACTAATCATTGAAGCATCACCTGGATTACCGGTATGGAGAAGGGCTGTCGCTGATGCTGTAAAAGAAGCTATGTTGCAGTCTGGGGATGACAGCATGTTTGAAGGTGCAGTCAAAGTTGAAGCAATCTTTTATTTGACACGCAAGAAGTCGGTCACTAGATCACTGCCTACAGTTCCACCTGACCTTGACAAGATTAGTCGTAGTTTGCTTGATTCGCTGAGTTTTGGCGGTATTTGGAAGGATGATGCTCAGGTTGTCAGGCTTGAAGTGTCGAAGAAGTATGCAACCGGTGAACCTGGTGTAGCAGTTACCATCAGCAATTACCCTTGATTTTGTTATCAAATGTTTATCTAAATAAGTGTGTCTAAATGTTGCTATTTTCGCCTAAACACTGCCAGACTGTATGTAGCAGGTCAAAAGGCTTGTAAAGGACAAACGAAGGACAAACAATGAAATACGAATTAAGATTCAAAACAGTAGATGGTGAGCAACGTGCTTACTATCGTTCGGCTGCAGATGGCAAGTGGTATCAGGTCAGTTTAGATACAGCCATGATGGTTCTAAAAGAACACTATGCAAATCTATTTGTAGAGGAAATCAAATGAATCAGGCTGAACTATTTATTGCAGCTGTAAACGCATACAAGACCTGGATAAAGTCGGGTATGGATTTTAACAGCTTTGCTCATCTCTATGATCAGTGGGATGATGCTGTGTGTGCTTATGCTCGCAGTGTCGGCCTGTCTAGGAATGATGCTTGCACACAGGTTTATGTCGATGTTGCTATTGAAAGGACAAGCAGATGAAAGACGTTTTTTACGGAGTCACACTAATCGTTATTGCTTATGGTTTTATCTATTTTGTAGGCATGTTGGGCAAGATTGTTTGGGGGCTGTAATGGATCATGCAGAAAGAGTTCGTGAATACTATCGCAGGCAAGGCGAAGTCAGGGAACGTGCCAGGCTAATTGCTTTACTAAAAGAGCAGAAAGTTATCCGTAACTGTGCTGCAACCGATTTGCTTGTATTTGTGAACTGCAACACCCTAGAAGTTTTATATCTAAAAGATGATCTAATGAATGAGAGCGCAAAATGAGTAGCGAATTGAAGATTTTGTTGTTCACAATTATGCTTATTGGTATAGGCATTACCGCTTTAGTGTTTAGTTTGCGAAACTGTGAAACCATTGAATATCAGGATTTGAATGGAAGTCATTTTATGCAAGTTTGTGAAGGAGAATGATGAGCTGCAATAACTGTCAAGACACTTGTCAATGTAACAGATTGAACGCTGTCAACATTTGGAGTAAAGATTATCGTGCAGGTAAGGCTGAAGGGCAACGTGCTGAAGCGTCACGCACTTCTGATGCTCTTATAGAGCTTGAACGTTCACAAGTCATCTCTAACGCTCAACTGCAGGCTGTTCTAGACTTGATTTTAGAGAAGTTAACTGATGTTGCTGACATTGATTGAGACTGTTGCTGTCGTGCTTCTAGTGCTTATTATTGCTGTAGTGATTGTTATGTGCCTATCTGTTGCTATGAGTTATCTGACTCAGGCTTCGTATGTTGATCCGTTAAATGAAAGTTGTGATGATGATTGAGTTTCTTGAATTTGTGTTTCGTAAAACTATGCGAACATACTGGTATTCGGCTAGATATACCGGCAGGAGTGCAGGTATCAATGAGTTTCGTGCTTTGATACACGCTGAAATCAAGTCTTTGCAAGTCAAAGATAAACAGCCGAAGGCTGCAACAATTCATCGTATCTCTGAACTGAAATGGGTTTTGCATGAGTCTAAGAAGTTGACTGACTATGTTGACTAGAGCCATAGATGAAGCAGTCGAACTGCTACGAGATAAAAACCTTGTTTGGTCTAGTGATCTGGAAGATGTGAAAGAGAACCTGGCACACTTGTTGCTTGCTTCAGCTGCACAGGGTGGCATTATGGAGAATGTTGCCGATAATCTGGCACGCAAACTTATTCACGCTGACACTACTGCCACAGTTTATGATCTGAATTTAGAGAAACGCTGATGCTCGAAGATTTGTCTATCCCTACAAAGAAATTTAACTGCAAAGTGAGAACAGTCAAAGCAGGGCTTTCCGAGAAGGATGCACAAATCTTAGAGTCAGCTGTGATGAACCCTGAGTGGCCTTGTCGCACATTAGAGAACGTTTTATCAAGTAAGGGGATTGCTGTGTCAGAGAAAACTATTAAGCAACATCGAGAGAAGCGTTGCTCATGTTGGAAGATTTAAGCACACCTGCACCGAAGGTCACTGCACCTGAAGTCTGGTCTGCAAGCATCACTTTTGATGGTAATGGTGGGGAAGCTACTTTGCCTGCTGTTGAAGGCGATAACCCTACGGATGTTGAAGGCTTCTTGCGTGATGCCGGTATCAATCCTGATGAGATAGAAATTGTTGGTGAACCTAGAGTTAGTCGCTGGCAGGTTGCACGACCATTTCCGTTAGAGCCTATGTGGATGACATCAGTTCGTATTCGCTGGGTGAAGCGTAACGCTCAAATAAATCTACCTTTGCTCTATTCGCTTGCTAAGAAGTCAAAACCGATTGTGCCTAAAGTAGTGCAGTCAGGTAAAGCGTTAGTGATCTTGTGGTCTGATTTGCAGGTGGGCAAAGTAGATCATAGGGGTGGCGTTGACGCCATGATTCATCGTGTCGCACAAACACAGCTCGCCTTGATTGCAAAGGTCAAGTCTGTCAAACCTGAACGAATTATCTTCTGTGATGTTGGTGACATTATTGAGAACTTTAGTAACGCTGCAGATATGCATCAGCTTCAATCGAATGACCTAAGTATTATGCAGCAGGTGGATTTGGCGACATCATTTACTTATGAGATTTTAAAGGCTCTGGCTAAGTTTGCTCCAATAACTTATCTGAGCGTAGGTTCTAATCACTGTCAATGGCGAGTCAACAAACAGCGTGTAGGTAAAGCCACAGATGACTGGGGTATCCATATCGGTAGAACTTTGGCTAGGCTCGCTCACGAAGTCGGATTAGACATAACTTTTCACGAACCTGCATCGCATGACGAATCGCTTGCGCTAGATGTTTTTGGTGATGGCTTTCATGTTTTAGGTATGGTTCATGGACATCAAGCAAACAATCCAAACATGATTCCTGATTGGTGGAGGAAGCAGTCTTTCGGTAAACAACCTGTTCAAGCTGCAACAGTTCTAGTCAGCGGTCACTTTCATCATCTTCGTGTCGTAGAGTTAGGGTCAACTCAGCGTGGGTCATCACGTTACTGGGTTCAAGCTTCAACGCTAGACAATGGATCTAACTGGTGGAGAACATCACAAGGTGAAGATAGTCAGCCAGGTTTAGTATGTTTTGAACTACAACGCAACAAAGACTTTACAGGCACTGTCTGGAAGTTATAAGGGGCTGAAATGGATTTGACAGTCTGTAAAGCCACAAGTGGAAGCAGATTGGACTAGGGTTCGATTCCCTACAGCTCCACGAAATAAGTAAACGAAAGAGAGAAGTTATGCCTGTTTATC